ATACGAGGAGTTCCCGATCACGATTTGCAGTTTCGAGGAAAATTCGCTCAAAGAGTTTTTATGGGAGACGTTCGATACATACGCAAAAACAAAAGTCTATCATTTGCCGCTGCGGCCGATCAACAACAAAATGAACAAAGAGGACAGGATCATGCGGCTGTCGCCGCTGATCGAGCGCGGTAAGATCCGATTTTTGAAAGGCGATTCGGATCAGGATAAACTGATCGAGCAATTGATTTATTACGGCCAGCCGGGTATTCACGACGATGGCCCGGACGCGTTAGAGATGGCGGTCCGCATCGTGAACCAGGTGGTCGACCTGGTGGCGGTGGTGGACGCCGAAGAGGAGGACCCGTATTGGCATTGAACTTAAAAAAATACATCGCTGAAAAGTTTTTAAATATGTCTCTGGCGCTGACAAAGCAAAGAGGCGCGATATGGCAGGATGCCGGTGTTTTAGGCGGCCGCGTTTATTCCGGCGGCATCTCGCACGATGCGGATTATACCGAATTGCTGAAAGCCTATCAGGGCTGGACGTACGCGGCGGCGTCGATCATCGCGCGCAATGTGGCACGGGTGCCGCTGAGATTGTATACAGGAGAAGGCGGCGAGCTCATCGAAATAGATGAGCATGTACTGCTGGAATTGCTCCGCTACATCAATCCCATTCAAACCAAATATGAATTGTGGAATTTGACGATCATCTGGCTGGAGTTATGCGGCAACGCGTACTGGTATTTGCCGAGGAATAATTTCGGTGCGCCGGGCGAGATCTGGCCGATCCCGCCGGACCGTATGCAAATTGTGCCGTCGAAAACGGAGCTCATTCAGGGATATTTATATCGTTATCAGGGCGCGGAAATCGCGTTCGACAGGGATGAGATCGTACATTTGAAATATCCGAATCCGCTGTCGATTTATTACGGGATGGGCACGCTACAGGCGGCGGTGTATGAGTATGATTCTGATTTATACATGAAAAAGTATTCCATCAATCTGTTTAAAAATGATGGTCGTCCTCCTGGTGTGTTAGAGACCGAGCAGACATTGGATGAAGGCTCGATTAAAAAAATGCAGCAAGCCTGGCGGACAATTTATGGCGGGGTAGAAAATGCAGGTAAAATCCCTGTTTTGCAGCAAGGCATAAAATATACAACGATCCAGACGCAACCGCGAGAATTGGATTATGTTATTTCCCGCGAATATACCCGCGATGAAATCTTAGGTATATTCGGAGTGCCGGCGAGCAAGTTAGGTCTGGTCAAGGACGTGAACCGGGCCAACGCGGAGACTAATGAACTGACATTTCAGAAGGAAACGATCGAGCCGCGGCTGTCATTATTGGAGGCGAGTTTTGATAAAGAGATTACTCCCATGTTCGATGAGCGGTTATTATTACGATTCGATAATCCGGTGCCGACGGACCGGGAGTTCGAGCTGAAACAGCGCGAAAGCAATTTAAAGAATTACGTGATCAGTCGCCAGGAAGCGCGGGCCGAGCAGGGTTATGAACCGGACGAATATGGCGACGCGCCGCTGGTGCCATTTAATCTTGTACCTATAGATCAATTAACCGCCGGATTTGGACAGGCGGGCTATGAGGAGGTCGAAGCGGAGAAGCAATTTGCAATAAAGCAAAAAGAGCCAGTTCCGCCCGGCAAAACCGACCGCGATCTGCTGTGGAAAGCATTTGTCAAACTGCATACTCCTCTGCAGGAGAAATTCCGCAACCGGCTGCGCGGATTGTTCAAGCAGCAAAAAGCTGAGGTATTGAAAAATCTTGAGCGGACGCTCAAAAGTAAAAATGTAAAATACGATCCGGCTCTGGTGGATTTTATTTTGTTCTCGCAGGTAGAATGGGAGGACAAATTCAAAGACACGATGAAACCGGAGTTTATGAATATATTCAAGGCCGGCGTGGAAAAGGCGCTGGCCGAGATCGCCGCCGGAGATTATGAATTCGATTTCCGCAATCCGAATGTGAGCAAGTTCATCCGCGAAAAGGTGATGAAATTCAGCAAGGAAGTGAACGAGGGAACTATTAATATGCTGCGCTCGGAGTTAGTGGCGGGCCTGGAAGCGGACGAGACTATGGCGGAATTAGCGACACGGGTGACAAAGATTTTCGATTATAACGATACCTGGCGGGGCCTGCGCGTGGCGCGCACAGAAACGACCACGGCGCTGAATAACGGCGTGCTGCAGGCATACGATCAAACCGGTCTTGTCAAGAAAAAAGGCTGGCTGACGGCGCGGGATGAAGCAGTGCGCGATTCGCATTTCATCGATGGGCAGGAAGTGCCGGTCGACGACATGTTTCATCTTAACAGCGGGAATTATATTGCTTATCCCGGCGATCCGGCAGGAATCGCGGGGGATATCATAAATTGCAGGTGTACCATGTATCCAGTTTTGGAGGATAAAAATGAGTAAAAATTCAGATCCATCACTTGAAAATAAAAATTTGATCCGGCGCGGCCATGTTTCGGAGAAGAAAGAGATCAATGAGGACGAGCGATCCATCGTGGCATACGGGAATACAAAAAGCATCGATTCATTCAACGAGGTCTTGCTACCGACTGGCTGGACGTTCGTACGGTTCGATAAGAATCCGGTCATGCCCTGGTCGCACTGGTATGACATGCCGCCAGTGGGACGCGTGGCCTGGCGGAAGACGGATAATATCGGATTATTATTCAAAGGCGTGTTTGCCAAAACCGCGTTCGCGGAGGAAATCTGGAGTTTATATCGCGACGACTTTATGAAAGCATTCAGCGTTGGTTATGAGCAGACCGAGGCGGTTTATCCGAAGGATGAGGAAAGATATATGGAATTGATCGAGGAATGGGAAATCCCGGGCCGGCCGCGGCTGATCGGGACAAAACAGGATTTGTACGAAATATCGACAGTAGTCGTGCCGGCGGACGCGGACGCATTGATCACAGGGCTGAAAGAGGACCGGATCAAAACCAAGGCGCTGATCGATACAATCAAATCCCTGGCCTTTGATGATAAATGGACAAAAGACCTGGGTCATACGAAGGACGAGTTGCAGGAGGAGATTTCAAAACGGACAAAAGAAGCAAAAACAATCGTGTCAGTGGAAACTGATATTTCAAGCGATGAAAAACTGAATGATCTTTTAGCGGAGATAGATTATCTCAAAATACAAATTGAAGAATTCAAGCAAAATCAAGATGTTTTGGAATCATTTGTTTTAAATATAGCAAAACATTTAAAAACCTTGTTGGTGTCGGAAAAGAAAACCGCGCCTCCGGGGATTTCAGTCGAACAAATGCGGAAATTTATCACGGATGAATTGCCGGGATTGATCGATGGAGAAATCAGGAAATTGCAGGGTAAAATATAAATTTGAAATTCATTTAGTTCAGGAGAAATATAATGGCTGAAGAAAAAGACGAAACAATCTCTCCGGAGATTTTAAAACAACATAAAACTTTGCAGGCGCAAATGGATGAGTTCGAAAAACAGCTCAAAGAAGCACAGAACGATCAGCCGGCATTGCCTTCGAATGTAACACAGTTAGATATGAAAAACTTTGAAGAGTTGATACATTCAACAGTCAAGGAAGCGCTAAAAGGGCAAACGGTCATCGACCGTAAGTTCGGCGCGCTGCCGGGCGATACACCGGAGGACATCGCGAAGATGGATAAAAAGGAACGGTGTCTGCGTTTTTTGAAAGCGGTGTTTTTTAAAGATCATGCCATGGCGGTTAAATTAGGCGGCGGCGATTTAAAAGAAAAACAACTTTCCGAAGGCACCACGACCGCGGGCGGATACCTGGTGCCGGAAGAGTTCCGCGCCGAAGTTTTGCGATTAGCGAATATTTACGGATTAGCGAGGCGGCAATGCCGGATCGTGCCCATGGCGCGGGACAAAGTTGATTTTCCATCCGCGGGCGATACGGGCATTTCGACATACTGGGTTAGCGAGGCCGGGACAATAGCGTCCAGCACGCCGAATTTCGGCCAGGTACAATTGGATGCGAAAAAGTGTTGTGGCTTGACGATTTTAAGCAACGAATTGGTGGCGGATGCGGCTGTGGATATTTTAGATTATTTGATGGAATTGTTCGGTGAAGCGATCGCCAAGGCCGAGGATACGCAGTGGTTGGCCGGTACGGGTTCACCGGTCACGGGAATTTTAGGCAGCGGCTCTGTGAATACGGTGACCATGGATGCGGGTAAAACCGGATTCGCGAATATCGATTTTGAAGATGTGCGCAATATGATTTACGCGGTGATCCAGGCAGCGCGAGTTGGCGGACAATTTTATCTGCACGGCGATATTTTGAATTCACTGCAGGGAGAAAGAGATAATGAAGGCCGCTATATCTGGCTGCCACCGTCTCAGGGGCGCGGCGGCACGATATGGGGATACCCTTACAACGAAACGGATGTGATGCCCGGTATATCGAGTTCGGCAAAGGAAACAAAATTCGTCGCGTTTGGTAATCCGCGGTATACATTATTCGGCGACCGGCGCAGAATCACGATCGATACGTCGACCGACGCGTATGTAGATACGACAAAATTATTCCAGACAGATCAGATGGCGATCCGCGTGATCGAGCGGGTCGATATACAGTTAGCGCTGCCGGCGGCGTATGCGGCTTTAAAAACGGCCGCGGCTTAATTAATGAAAGTTGAATTTTATAAGGAGAAATTATCGTGAGATTATTTAAACATTTTTTAATTGCGTCGCTGCTGTTTGTCATCTGTGCTTTTTTCGCGTTGGCCGGGGTATATGAAAAGACGGCATACTATCCGGGTTCGTCTACGGTTTCCGATACGCTAGTTCAGGCCGGGATCGATACGACAAGCGCTTTTGCCCTGGTTACGGGTGTGAATGAGCATTATCTGAAATTCCCGACGAGCGTGAATATTGTCTGGGAAGTCGCGCAGACAACGGCGTGCGACAGCACAAATATATATTTAGGATTACAGGTCAGCAATGACAATTCGACCTGGGTAACGCATTCGGCGCTGGATACGATTACGGCAAGCGATGT